ACCAACTGTAAACCTAGAGAGAGTTTCCCATATGATTACGAAACTTTATCCAGACGGTGATAATTTTATTGGTGAAGCAAAAATAATGAATACACCATACGGTAAGCTCGTAAAAGGTCTTATTGACGAAGGCGCTCAATTAGGAGTGTCAAGTCGTGGTATGGGTTCATTAATCAATAGAGGTGGCAAAAACTATGTAAGAGACGATTTTTACTTAGCCACGGCCGCTGATATTGTAGCAGACCCTAGCGCTCCAGACGCTTTCGTAGAAGGAATTATGGAAGGAAAAGAGTGGGTTTGGGATAACGGTGCTTTAGTAGAGAAAGATATTGAAGCCTGGAGAATGGAAATTTATAAGGCGAAAAAATTTGAGTTAGATGAGAAGAAAGTAAAAGTCTTTGAGTCATTTCTTAAAAAGCTATAATCTTATAAATATCTATAAATAAAAACAAAAATAAACGTTTATTTTTAAAGAGGAGACTTTCAAATGGCCGAAACAGAGAAAAAAATTGAGGCGATGGAACAAGAAGCTGTGGCAGAAGCAAATGCTGCTAATCCACAAGCGTCTGCTCCTACAAAGAATGCTGTAGCGGCTGAACCTATGAAAAAAGTAGGTGAGGCTGAGGACTTAGGTCCTGCGGTTGTAAAACCAACTGACAGTAATCCTGACGCTTCAAAAAAAATGAAACAAGTTTCTGGTGACGCTCAACAAAAAAACCAAGGTTCTGCTGACGCAATGCCAAAGTTAAAAGAGGGTTCAAAAGAAACGGCTGATGAGAAAGAAGACACTAAAAAAGAAATGATGAATGCTGACGATATGAAGAAAAAAGAAAAAGAAATGAAAGCTGGCTACAAAGAAGAAGTAGAAGCTGAAACTGAAGATTCTTTAGACATCAAATCTGATGTTGACGCTCTTATAGGTGACTCTGACTTATCGGAAGAGTTTAAACAGAAAGCTGCTACAATCTTCGAAACTGCTATTAAATCAAAAGTAAAAGCGGAATCAAAAAGATTAGAAGGCGAGTACGAAGAAAAACTTAAAGAAAATACTGAATCTCACAAAGCTGAAATGGTTGAAAAAGTTGATTCATACTTAAACTACGTAGTTGAAGAATGGATGAAAGAAAACCAAATCGCTATTGAGAGAGGTATCAAAGGCGAGATCGCTGAAGACTTCATAGGTGGACTTAAAAAATTATTTGAAGACCACTACATTGATGTTCCAGATGACAAGTACAATGTACTTGAAGATCAAGCTAGTAAAATTGAAGAACTTGAAAAGAAACTTAACGAATCAATCGACAAGAATGTTGAATTAAACAAAGCAAACGGCGACTTAAAAAGACAAGACATCATAGATGAAACGTCTGAAGATTTAGCTGACACTGCTAAGGAGAAGTTTAACAAACTTGCTGAAGAAGTTGAGTATTCGAATGAAGACGACTTTAGAACAAAAGTAAGTACGATTAAAGAGTCTTACTTTGGTAAAAAAGAAGTTAAAAAAGATGATGAGATAGATAATGTAGCGGCAGGTGAATCTTCTAACGAAGATTTATCAAATGCAATGGCTGCTTACGCTGCTGCTATTAGTAAAACCAAAGACATTAAGTTGTCGAAATAATAATACGGGAGAAAATAGATATGTATTTATCTGAAACTTACGAAAAAAAATGGCAGCCTGTATTAGAACACGCTGATCTACCAAAGATCACGGATTCATACAAGCGTGCCGTTACTGCGACTATCTTGGAAAACCAAGAAAGAGCATCAAAAGAAGATAGAGCTTTTTTAAACGAAGCTGCTCCTGCTAATGCAACAGGTTCATCTGTTGACAATTGGGATCCAATCCTAATTTCATTAGTAAGAAGAGCTATGCCAAACCTTATCGCTTACGATATTGCTGGTGTACAACCAATGACTGGTCCAACTGGTCTAATCTTCGCAATGAGAAGTAGATTCACTAGCCAAACAGGCGGTGAAGCTTTATTTGACGAAGCAGATACAGATTTTTCAAGCAGAAATGCTGCTGGAGATTCTACTGCTAACTCAGGTGCTGCTCAAACTGGTACAAATCCAGGTTTATTAAATGACGATCCTTCAACTGCTTACACAAGAGGCAGTGGAATGGCTACAGGTACTGCTGAAGCCCTAGGTGATTCTGCTAACAATGCTTTTGCACAAATGGCGTTTTCAATAGAGAAATCTACTGTGACTGCTAAGTCAAGAGCTCTTAAAGCTGAATACACTATGGAATTAGCACAAGACCTTAAAGCAATCCACGGTTTAGACGCTGAGACTGAATTGGCTAACATCCTATCTGCTGAGATCCTTGCGGAAATCAACAGAGAAGTTGTAAGAACAGTTTACATCAACGCTGAAATCGGTGCATCTGACAACTCATCAACTCACATTGGTGCTGTTAGTGCTATCAACACAACATCTGCTGGTGTCTTCGATTTAGATACTGACTCAAATGGTAGATGGTCTGTTGAGAGATTCAAAGGCCTAATGTTCCAAGTTGAGAGAGAAGCTAACGTGATCGCTCAAAGAACAAGAAGAGGTAAAGGAAACCTTATCATCTGTTCAGCTGATGTTGCATCTGCTTTACAAATGGCTGGTGTCCTAGACTACACTCCTGCTCTTAATAACAACCTAAACGTTGATGACACAGGTAATACTTTTGCTGGTGTTCTTAACGGTAGATACAAAGTGTACATTGATCCATATGCTGCTAACAATACAGCTAAACACTACTTCGTAGTGGGATACAAAGGTACATCACCATATGACGCTGGTATTTTTTACTGCCCATATGTGCCTCTACAAATGGTTAGAGCGGTTGGTCAAGATACTTTCCAACCAAAAATTGGATTTAAAACAAGATACGGCTTACAAGCAAACCCATTTGCTGAGTCAGGTGTATCTGATACTGCTGTAATTAACGGTGCTGGTAATAAAAATGCCAACAGATATTACAGAAGAGTCCAAGTTGCGAACATAATGTAATTTTACATTAACCAAATTAAAAAGGCGAGGCCTCAAAACCTCGCCTTTTTTTATGCACTAAATACTAATATGAAAACATTTTTTAGGGCAATTTTAGGTGTGGTTGTAATAGGCTCTTTTATAGGACTATTAGCATATGGCCTTAACTATCTACAAAAACCTGGCCCTTTAGAAAACATAGAAAAAAGAATGGACGAAGCTGCTGAAAAAGAGAGTGTCCTTACTGATAAAGAGGTCGAGTTAAAACAAAAGTCTCAAAATAAAGAATGGGAAGAAGTAGATAAGGAAACAGATAAATAGTAGTATGACAACCACAAAATCATACGATAGACAACCTACAAAGTTAGATTACGCTAGCCCTACTCAATTTAAATTTAATGTAATCAAACTACCAAAAGTAACTTATTTCTGTACACAAGTAAATGTACCAGGTATAACACTAGGTGGCACAATAGATCAAGTAACTAGATTTAAAGACATACCACAACCAGGTGATAAGTTGACTTATGGTGAATTAAATATGACATTTTTGGTAGATGAAAATTTAGAAAACTACCAAGAGATACACGGTTGGCTAGTTGGTTTAGGTTTTCCTAGAGATCATTCAGAGTTTCAAAATTTAGTCGGTGCTGGTTCGGATAGATTTCCTATATCAAATGAAAGTGTATCAACAGAACCAGGCAAGGTTAAGTTTGGTACAACAGACCAAGGACCAATTTTTTCAGACGCCACATTAACGGTATTGTCTAGTAAAAATAACCCACAAGTAGAGATAAGATTTAGAGATTTGTTTCCTGTTTCTTTAACAGGATTACAATACGACCAACAAGCAACAGATGTAGAATATCTAACATCAACGGTAACATTTAGATATACAATTTATGACTTTGCTAATGTTGGTTCATCAACGACACAAGTTACAACCTCATAAACATTGACTTTTTAGTCAGTTTATGTTATATTGAATATATTATGGATTTAGAACAATTACAATTACAAGCTGATAAAGATTTAAAGATTAATGATACTGAACTAGATTTAGAGTCGTTAAAAACACCTCAATTACACAACCAATATATGAAACACTTAACAAAATTTAAGTTAATGTTAAGTCGTGCTGAAACTGAATTTAATACTATGAAAAGAGAAAAGTGGGAATATTATACAGGAAAAGCACCTGCTGAAATATATGCTGAGAAACCATTTGATTTAAAAATTTTAAGAACTGATATAGATAAGTATTTAGAATCTGATACTGAATTACAAAAGGCCAAACAAAAAGTTGATTACCTTGACACAACGGTAGATTTTTTAGATAGAACTATACGACAAATATCAAATCGTGGTTTTACAATAAAGAACGCTATAGACTGGAGAAAGTTTACTAGTGGCGCTATCTAAAAATGACAACAACCCGATATTTAATCATAGATAAAATAGACGAAGTATATCTTAAAATTGAAGCAGACGCTGACATAAGACGAGAGTTGGGCGAATACTTTACTTTTGAGGTACCTGGTTTTAAGTTTATGCCACAATTTAGAAATAGGGTGTGGGACGGAAAGATTAGATTATTCTCATATGCGACTGGAAAAATTTATACAGGTTTATATCACTATATCATAAACTGGTGTAATGAAAATAATGTACAGGTTGTTGATGGTACCAAGATTAAAGATACTAATGTTGATGATAATAAGATAGAACAATTTATCAAAGCACTAAAAATACCAAACATTGAAGTAAGAGATTATCAAAAGGAGGCCTTTGTTCACGCTGTTAAAAAAAATAGATGTTTACTATTGTCGCCAACTGCCTCTGGTAAATCACTTATAATATACTTAATAGTGATCTTCAATTTATTAAGACTAAAAGAAAGTAAACAAAACAAGATATTAATTGTTGTACCAACTACATCACTGGTAGAACAACTGTTTAAGGACTTTAAAGATTATGGTTATAATAGTGAAAGAAATGTACATAAGATATATCAAGGCCACGATAAAGAAACTAGTAAACGAGTTATCATAACAACTTGGCAATCAATTTACAATATGCCTAAAAAGTGGTTTTCAGATATTGGCACGGTCATAGGTGACGAGGCACACTTGTTTAAGGCCGTTTCTTTAACAAAGATAATGACTAAGCTTACAAAATGTAAATATAGAGTTGGTCTAACTGGTACTTTAGACGGTACAAAAACACATAAATTAGTATTAGAGGGTTTATTTGGTAATGTAAACAAGGTAGTATCCACAACGGAACTTCAGGAGAAAGGAAAACTAGCGGCTCTAAAGATATTCTGTTTGGTCTTACAACACGGTAAAACGGAAAGAGACTTTTTAAAAGATAAGACTTACCAAGAAGAAATGGATTACTTGGTATCTAATACAAAAAGAAACAAGTATATTAGAAACTTGGTGACAGGACTACAAGGTAATACACTATGTTTGTTTCAATATGTGGAAAAACACGGACAAACATTAAAAGAAATGATAGAGGAAAAAGCAGATGATAAAAAGATTTTTTATGTACACGGAGGCATTGAGGCTGAAGAACGAGAAAAGATTAGATTTATTACAGAAAAAAGTGACAACGCTATTATCGTTGCGAGTTTTGGGACTTTCTCTACCGGCATTAATATTAGGAATCTTCATAACATTGTTTTTGCTAGTCCTAGTAAATCCAGGATAAGAAACCTACAATCTATTGGTAGAGGTTTAAGATTAAAAGATGATAACTCTGAAGCGACATTATACGACATAGCAGACGATATATCATATAAAGAAAAAGAAAATTATACTTTGGCACACTTTAGAGAACGAATAAATATTTACAACGAAGAAGATTTTGATTATGAAATTCATAACATTGATTTAAAATAATGCATCAACCTATGGAACACATAAAAATAATTAAACTAGTAAACGGCGATGATATAGTCTGTTCTTTTCCAAAAAAACAACTAGAACAAAAATCGCCTTTAATTAGAATTGTAAAACCACTATTAATTAAATATGTGCCTCAACTTACTTCTATGGGTATAAAAGATTATATTGCTCTTATTAAATGGGCGGCCTATACTAACGATACGGTAATTACCATACCAAAAGATAAGATACTTACAATAACTAATGCCAGCTCGGAGATGGGGAAATCATACGAACATATGGCCTCTGGTTATGAGAAACTTGATACACCGAAAAAAGACAATGATGTCTATAAAAGACAAGCTCTTACAGATGAAGATAATAAGAAGTTAAATGAGATATTTGATGAAGTTGGCGATAATGATGAATTTAATGAACACACTCCTCTATTTAAAAAGAAGACTTTACACTAGGGTACCAGGAGCTCTCTCTCAAAGGGCTACACCCCTATTATATACAAAATTAACAAAAAGTCAATGCTGATATGAAACGAAGAAACTATATTGCTAAAGAACTGTTGACACCAAAATTTAAACCGAAAATCGTCAAACCTAAAAAAGGTAAAGGTAGTTTTAAACGAAAAAAAGTCAACACAAGCTTGACAAATAAGACAACATAGAGTATATTATATATTATGAAAAGATCAAAGAAAAAGCCCGAACATTATGTTAATAATGCTGATTTTTTAGAAGCTATGAAAGGCTATAAAAAAACAGTTGACAAAGCCAAAAAAGAAAAGAAAGACAAACCACCGGTAACAGATTATATTGGTAGTTGTTTTTTAAAAATAGCCAACCACTTATCATACAGACCTAACTTTATAAATTATACATTTAGAGATGATATGATTTCTGATGGTATAGAGAATTGTTTACAATACCTAGATAATTTTAATCCAGCAAAATCAAACAATCCTTTTGCTTATTTTACACAAATAATTTACTACGCCTTTATTAGAAGAATACAAAAAGAAAAGAAACAGGTTACAATTAAACAAAGACTAATACACGAAAATAATTTAGATGACTTTACTTTACAACCTGGTGATGATGGTGGTGAATTTAAGAGCCAGTTTAGAGAATTTTTACAAAAGAATACAAAGTTAGAAGAACCAATTAAAAAAGAAAAAAAGAAAAAAAAGAAAACTAAATCTGGTCCTTTAGGTTAATATGAAAATAGCATTATTGAATGACACCCATTTTGGTTGTCGAAACGACTCACCAGCGTTTATGAATTATCATAATCGTTTTTATGATGAGATATTTTTCCCTTACATACAAAAAAACAATATAAAAACACTTGTTCATTTAGGTGATGTTGTTGATAGAAGAAAGTTTATCAACCACAATACAGCACACAATTTTAGAGAGAAGTTTTGGCATAGAATATCCGACTTACAAATAGACACACATATTATTATTGGTAACCACGATACTTATTACAAGAACACAAATGAAGTAAATGCTATTGAAAACCTAAACATAGGGCCTGATATAAAAATTTATACACAACCTAGAGAGGTTGATTTTGATGGTACACTTATACAATTCTTACCTTGGATTTGTGATGACAACTATGATGACTCAATACACGCCATAGACCACTCAAATGCCGATATATGTTTTGGTCATTTAGAGATAACAGGTTTTGAAATGAATTCTGGTCATATGAACGAACACGGTTTAGAATCAGGTCAATTTAAAAGATTTGAAAA